TCTGTTGATGACGCGTCAATATTTCAAATGATGTTCGGAAAAGATTCAGGTTTAAGAAAGGAGTACATGTTCGCATGACAGATCTAACAATGTTTGCTGAAGAATTACAAGGTGCCGAGTATCCAATCAGTAAGGTTGCGGCTAACGAATGGAAATCATTCGCAATGTATACTGTTGAGTCTCGTGCAATTCCAAATATGATTGATGGGCTTAAGCCTGTTCAAAGGTTCTATCTTTATTCTTCGTTATTAAATAGCAAGAAAGATTTCAAAAAGGTATCTGCAGTCTCAGGTATTATTTCCGATTACGGATATAATCATGGAGAAGCATCAGCGGCAGGTGCAGGTCAATTAATGGCTGCCACTTGGAATAACAATGTTTGCCTAATCGAAGGTAGAGGATCGTTTGGTACTCGACTTGTTCAAGAAGCAGGTGCTGCTCGTTATGTCTATTCGAGAGTACATAATAATTTCAATAAGTACATCAAGGATATTCATTTAAGTCCTGTTCATGAAGACCCTGAACACGAACCGCCTGCATTCTATTTACCTATCATTCCTATGGTACTTGTAAATGGAACAAAGGGTATTGCGACTGGGTTTGCTACAAACATATTACCGCATGATCCATCAGACCTTGCTAAAGCTTGTCTACAATACATTAAGAACAAAGCAATACGAACACCAATAAGAGTTAAGTTTCCTGATTACACAGGAGAGGTAGTTCAGTCAGAAGAAGACTCGACTAAATATGTTTCGTATGGTACCTTTTCACGCCGTGGTAAAACCGCGGTCTCCATCACAGAGGTGCCATACGGCTTTGACCGAGAAGGTTATGTTAAGGTACTCGATAAGTTGGAAGAAGATGGAGATATTGTATCTTACGAAGACAAATGCGATAAAGAAGGATTTAGGTTTGAGGTTAAATTAAAATTAGCCTCTGCAAAATGGTCTGATTCTAAAATTATTACTAAGTTTAAACTAAGCAAGCCGTTTTCACAAAACCTTACAGTCATTGATTTTGATGGTAAGTTACGCGAATATGACGATGCAAAAACCCTTCTAAAGGACTTTTGTGACTACCGCCTTGGGATACTACAGCAGAGAATTGACGATAGGATTGCCGCGTTCACAGAAGCACAAAGATGGTTAGAAGTTAAGATGCAGTTCATTAGTGCTGTACTTAATAACGATATTGTATTTAAGAACCAAAAGAAAGCTGCGGTAAGTAAAATGATTCTCGAACATACCAATGCACTTAAGAGCGATGTTGATAGATTACTTCGTATTAATATATTGAGTCTTACAGACGAAATGGTTAAAGAATTAGAAAAAGAAATAATTGAAATAAACAAAACATTGGACTTTTGGAAAGGAACAACTCCTCAAGACCAATTCGTAACCGACTTGGAGGAGTTGTAATAAATATGAAAAAGACAAAGCATAGACCTTTTTCTGTTTGGACTATTTGGAAATATGCTCTTGGAGGATTTTCAGATGAAAAGACTGAACCCTATGACAATTATGTGGCTTTGCTTCGGACTGTTATTGTGGGGGTTAACTTTTTAACTTGCTTCTTTATTATAGCAAATACTATTAGACACTGGTAATTATGGAAAAGAAAAACTTAAATTTAAACTTACTCACTGAAGGATTGGAACTAACAGATGTACAAACTTTATATCACGAATTCTTTTATAGAAAAGACTATACATGGTGGAGAGACGTTAATAAAGGTGACACTGTTGTTGATCTTGGTGCCTGTGTTGGCTTTTTTACTTGCCACGCTTTGGACCGTAATGCTTCTAGGATCATTGCTCTCGAGCCTAGTAGGAAACATCTTAAGACGCTTGTAAGAAATATATCGGATTCATATATTGATAAAGGTACTATTCCGGTACAGCCAATACACGCTGCTATAGGTTCGACTGCTAATCACTTTGGTAATGTATTTTCCGACGATACTGATTTTAAGAAAATGTCATTCTTGGATCTTGTTGTAGATTATAAAATTCCTGAGATTGATTATCTTAAGATTGATATTGAAGGTGGAGAATATGGAATTTTTACAAAAATGAATTTTCCTTATTTGAGAAATAATGTAAAACACATTGCAGTAGAGTTTCATATGAACGCATACAAAGGATGTGTAGGACAATGGCAAAAGTTTAGAGATGGACTGTTACAGCAATTTGATACTGACCAAGTAAGATTCCTCGAACATGAAGATCGAGCAAAAGCTTACGACGATAGTTTTTTGAATGCTGGTGATTTTAGTAAATGGTCAAGCTTTATGCTTTACATTACCAATTCTTAATGTAGCAAATAAAGTTCATTGGAACGTGTTCCCACCACCTAGGATGAAATAATTTTTCCATTAAACTTTCATCTTGAAAGAATAATCTATTCTGATCTCTACAACATTTTAGTAGTGAGTTTTTCCATTCAACAAACCTTTCATTTGAAGCATATGTAGAACCCAGGTGTACTCTTACCGCAATGAATCGAACCTGAGTTAGTAAATAATCAAGATGCTTTTGATGAAGAACATTAAACTCGGCTCCTGCCGCATCAACCTTTAAATAATCAATAGTCTGCAGATCATGGTATTCGACCAATTCGGCTAACGACATTAATTTAGGTTCTTCAGGAGATTCTTTATATACTTGAGAATAGTAAGTACCTGCTCGGTCAATATCAGTCATACCCATGGCGGCATTAATTGGAAACACCTTTTGTTCTGGGACATCCATAATATAGTCAGAAACATTCTTAATTGCCGTTTTAAGTAAACGACGATTTGGTTCAATCATAAAAACTTTTCTTGCGCCAGCATCAAGAGCTTTAGCAGAGAAGGATCCAATACCTGCACCAACGTCTACAACGACATCGTCAGGTAATATTTCATACCACCAATCATAGTCTTTGCGAACGAATAAAGTTTTATGAAGTTCAACTACGTCGTTCATTGATAAGCCGGCGGTATCAATTTCGTAAGTTAGTGCTTTGGGTTTAAACATGATGTACTCCAATCTAATAAATAATAAAAACCATTACGAATTTATTTATAGGAAATGACATGGCAGAAATAATAAACAACTATCTTTCTCCAACAAATTTTACAATTAGCGTGAAGAGAATACCAAATGTTGAGTTCTTTACTCAAAAGATGATCATACCTGGAGTTCAAGGATCTCCCGTTGCAGTAGACAATCCATTAAAGGCAATCTATCAACAAAATGACAAACTTGTTTATGGTGACTTGGAACTAACAATGATCCTCGATGAAAACATGAATAATTACAAAGAGATTCTTAATTGGATGGAAGGCATCGGATTTCCGGAAGATCATAAGCAATATAAAGATTTAAAGAATAGCACCGACGGATTATATTCAGACATAATCGCAACAATCACAAATAGCCATAAAAATCCAAACATAAGATTTACTTTTACAAATTGCTTTCCTGTATCATTAGGATCAATTAACCTTGATGTTGATGTAAGTGATATAGCATATGCAACTTGTGGAGTGACGATGAGATTTGATTCAATGAAAATGGAACAGCTATAAAACTATTGACATCTAACCCAAAGTGTGATATAATGGTTATGTAATTAATAGTTTGAGATAGAGTATGGACACAAATGATATAGCAGCCTTGTGGGCAAAAGACTCGCCGATAGATGAAACTAATCTTGTCGGTGAAAGTAAAAGAATTCCTGAATTACACAGCAAGTACTATAATCTTTATTATAGAGAAGTATTGCGTGTCAAAAAACTTAAAGCCGAATACAAAGAATTGGAAATGGAAAAACGTAATTATTACGATGGGTCAATGGACGAGATTACTTTAAGAGAAAAAGGTTGGAAACCATTTCAGTTAAAAGTATTAAGAAACGATTTAGACAAATACATTCAAGCAGACAAAGATGTTATTAAGCTAAGCCTTACAATTGATTTTCATACTGCAAATGCAAACTATCTTGAAGATATAATTAAAACAATACACAGTAGGAACTTTGTAGTTAAGAACATGATTGATGTTCTGAAGTTTCAATCAGGAGATTATTAATGTGGAATAAATTTATGGAGTGGGCGTGGAGACAAGACGTGGAAGGAGTTGACAAGCCAAAAGTAATTGATATGATGGCCGATGATGTGGATCCAAATGAAGTCACAATTGAGAACGCATATAAAACTAGATGGATTTGGTATCATACAATATTAGCAATCGGCATATTCTTTACGAATATTTTATTAACAGCAATCTTAGTGGTGTTGGCCATTAAATTATGAAAGATACCCAAATAGCAGATCTTATAATAATTGCTCTATGTGTAGTAATAATTATAAGCATATTATAAATGAGTGAAAAGATAACAATAGAATATATGGACTCGGTCTATATGAGAATCGTTTGCGATTCTGGTATAAAACAAGAGCTGTCCGAATTCTTTGCGTTTAAGCCTGAGGGTTATCAGTTTAGTCCTAAGTATAAAGCAAGAGTATGGGATGGCACGATTCGATTATTTCAGCCGATGAAACCTGTTCTATATGTTGGTCTATATCCTCATCTTAAAAAGTTTTGCGAACAACGAGATTACATATTAGAATCACCAAGAGAGATTGGTGAAGAAGAAATTATAGAGAAAGGATATGTTGAGGATCTTGCTGAAAGAATTAATTGTAAGTATAAGCTAAGAGACTATCAAATCGAATATATTGAAAACGCTTTACGTAATCGTAGATCTTTATCTCTATCTCCAACATCATCAGGTAAGTCTTTAATTATTTACCTTTTACAGCAACACTATTACGATGCTTTAGGATTAAGAACGTTAATCATTGTTCCAACCATTTCTTTGGTTCATCAGATGGCTGGTGATTTTGCTGATTACGGTTGTGAAGACGAAGTATATTGTATTAAAGGTGGTGTCGATAAAAACACAAAAGCCAATATCGTAATATCAACTTGGCAGTCTTTAGTAAAACAACCCAAGGATTGGTTTCAACAGTTTGGTGTTGTGATGGGAGACGAGGCTCATACCTTTCAGGCAAAGTCATTAACAACAATTATGCACAAACTTAATAAGTGCGAATTCAGACATGGATTTACAGGTACTCTAAAATCTTCCGAAAGCAAAACACATAGGTTAGTGTTAGAAGGTTGCTTTGGTGAAGTAAAGAGAATTGTATCTACAAAGAAATTAATGGACGAAGGAACAGTAGCCGACTTCGAGGTTAAAGCTATTGTATTGAATCATAGTAATGAAGCAAAGCAAAATTTCAAAAAGGCAATAGGTCAAGTTAAAGAGTCGGTTCGCAAATGGCCTGCTGAGCGTGAGTTCATAGTAAATCACGAAAAGAGAAACAATTTTATAAAGAATTTGTTGTGGTCTTTAAAAGATCAGAACAATTTGGTTCTGTTTGATCTTGTCGAAAAACACGGCAAGATACTCGAACCAATGTTAAGAAAAGATGGTAGAGAATTACATTTTATATATGGAGCCACAAAAGGAGATGAGCGTGAAAGGATTCGTCATCTTGTTGAAAATGATCCAGTGAAACAGCACGACATACTTGCTTCTTATGGAGTATTCAGTACAGGTGTTAATATAAAAAGGTTAGATAATGTGATCTTTGCTTCTTCAGGAAAATCTGAAATAAAAGTATTACAATCAATAGGTAGAAGTTTGCGGAAGGCTGAGGACTCTCGTAAGGCTGTCCTTTATGATATCGCTGATGATCTGTCGGTGGGGTCGTATGAAAATTATACTTTGAAACATTTTAAACAGAGGATCGAAATTTACTCGCAGGAGGAGTTTCCATTTAAAATTTATAATATTGACATCTAACTTAAATTGTACCTTAAAGCCCGATAGACTTATTATACAAGGAGTTAAACCAAATGTCAATAGTTTTTGTGAAAAAAGTTGAGGAAATTTCAGAAATATGCATTTTCTATTGACAAAACAACGGAAATAGATTATAATAACAGGAATATTTTAAACAAAAGGAGTACTAGTTTGAAATGGCTAAGAAAAGAAACTATGTAAACAACAAAGACCTTCTTGAGGCATTAATTAAATACAGAGACGAATGCGCAGAAGCTGAGGACTGTGGAGAAAACTCTCCTCAGGTACCAGAGTACATCGGTAAATGTATTATGATGATTGCTCAAAGATTGGCAACAAGACCAAACTTCAGTGGGTATATGTATAAAGAAGAAATGATTTCAGACGGAATTGAAAACTGTCTTCAATATATACATAACTTCAATCCAGAAAAATCTAAGAATCCATTTGCTTACTTTACTCAAATCATTTGGTATGCTTTCTTAAGAAGAATATCAAAAGAGAAGAAGCAGATGTATATTAAATTTAAAGCATCACAAAGACAGATGCATGATAATGAAGTATACGACTCATCAGGAGAACAAATCACTGGGAACCAACTCCCAGATTACATCAATGAATTTATTGATGACTTTGAAAATAAACTAAAGAAGTAAGGAGTTTATGAAAGTATTAGTATTTGGATTGCCAGGTAGTGGCAAAAGCACGTTAGCAGAACCTCTCGCAGAGCAGGTAGAAGGCGTTTGGATTAATGCAGACGCAGTAAGAGAAAAATACGACGACTGGGATTTTTCAGACGAAGGCCGAATGAGACAGGCAAATCGTATGAGACATCTTGCAGACGGAGTATCTATGGCAGGTAAAATTGCCATTACAGATTTCGTTTGTCCGTTTCAAAAAGCAAGAGATGGCTTTGATGCCGACTTTACTATTTGGATGGATACTATCGAAGAAGGCAGATTCGAAGATACAAATAAAATCTTTGAAAAGCCAGATCAAGTTGACTTGGTCATCAGAAAATGGGCGCCGGCCAATCACTTAATTGTTGAGCCTGCTATAAGAAAGGAGTACACATTATGGCAGAAGTCACAAAACTGAGGCACTTGGGTAAGGCAGTAACATGGAGAATATTAGCAAGTATTGTGACAGCGTTGATAGCCTTATATTTCGGCCTTCCACAAAAGGCAGTCGGATCTGTATTTCTAGCAGATCTAATAATTAAATTTGTATTGTATTATGGTCATGAAAGAGTTTGGTACAAATACATCAAGTTTGGAGTTAAGTAAAATGTTTGAGTACGAAAAT